ATTTTGTATTGTGCATCTACAGTTAATGTAAAGTTAGCTGTAATTGAAGTTGCACTTGTAAAAGTAATACTATTAGCTTGATACCAAATTCCAGTACTTGGATTTAATGCCCATACTTGAGGAATTGAAACAAAGTTTGTTCCAGCAATAACTACATTAGTTGCATCATTAGTAATTGTATTTGGTGTGCAAGAAGTAACTGTAGGTTTAGTTTCTCCTACTGTAACTGAACCACCTAAAGCTACTGCTGATCCGTTAATTGTAATACTTGAGTTAGCTAATTTAGCATTTGCTATTGAACCTGCTAATTTATCATTAGCAATAGAACCAGCAAGTTTAGCATTTGTAACTGCACCATCTGCAATTCTTGCTATGTTTAAAGTTCCTGAATCTATGTTAGCTGCACTAATTGAAGCTACATCAAATGTTCCATATGCAACAACATCAATAACATCTCCTGTTGTTAAAGCTGAACCAAATACTACTGAAGTACCAGAAGTAATTGTAATGTCAGCACTTGACATACGAACACCATTTAAATAAACATCAGCGTATCCTGCATCATAAGCAAGTGTATTTCCGTTATCATCTGATCCAGTTACAGTTGTTGGAGTACCAGAAGATATAGTGTAAGTATATCTTTGAGATGTTCCATTAACTGTAGATCCAGCTGCTGCCCATCCAGACGATTTATAAACTTTTAATTCATTAGCAGAAGTATCAAAATAAAGATCTCCAATATCGAGTGAACTTGAAGGAGCTGAACTTGCTACTCTGTATCTATCTGCAAAAGAGTTAACTCCTGAAATATTGTTTGCAACAGTTGTTACATTAGCTGAGTTTGAAGCTAAAGTATCTAATCCACTAATTGCTGCAAGTGTATTCATATCAGATACAGCATCTGCTGTACCTAATGTATTTAAATCTGAAACTGCGTCTGCTGTTCCAAGTCTACCAATCTCAGTTGCTTTACCTGCTATTGTTGTAACTTCTGTAGCTTTTGGAACTAATCTATGAAATGTGTAAGTATTTAATGTTGTAGTTGTTTCTACAATCATTCCATATCCAGAGCTGTAAGTTGTACTATTTTCAGCTCCATTAATTGTAACTGTAGAATTTCCTACTGTTCCATTAGCAATAGTAATAACTCCACTACCACTTGATGTGTAATTTGTTGAAAGTGTTTTAATACTAACTAGAGTACCTGCTCCATCATTAACATCTGGATTTGCATTAGGAAATGCCAATTCATTTGCTATTGGAACAAAGCCACCTACATCATCTACTAAATCTATAACTCTAGCATCAATAGCAGCAGTTGTTGCTACTTTTGTATCTCCAGCTGACCAAGTATCTCCTGAATCTATTGTTTCTGAAGAGTCTTGTCTAAAATATCTTGCATCAGAAGCTGATGTTGTAAAGAATGTAACATCATCAGGTGTAGATCCTGAATGTTCTGAATTTGTAACTATAACTGCATCTGCTATTTTAGCAGCTGTAACACCATCATCAGCTATTTTAGCTGTAGTAACTTGTGAGTCTCCAATATGTGCAGTATCAATAGATCCATCTGTATAATGTTCGCTATCAATTGCATCGTCTGCAATTTTAGATCCATCAATAGCATCTCCTGCAATCTTACCTGAAGTAACTGCTGAAGCATTAATCTTAGCAGCTTCTACTGCATTAGTTGCTAGTTTAGCAGCCGTAACATTTGCATCTGTAATTTTAACAGTTGTAACAGCATTAGTTTTTAAATGAGCTGTATCAATAACATCTGTTGGAATTGAGTTATTTGTTTTAGCTAGAATTGCTAAATAAATTGTAAGTGATTCACTAGATAAAGAACCTGAATCCCAAGTTACATTAACTGTTGTATCTGATGAAAATGATGAACTAGATATTGTACCTACAATAGTACCAGTAGAACTTCCTACTGCTTTAATTCTTCTACCAGCATGGTAAAGAGAAGTTACATTAGATCCTGCTACTGTAAATGATGTTGCACTTGCATAAGCAAATGTGTGTGATCCATCACCATCTCCATAAATTACCCATTCTGCATCATTGTACCATTCTCTAACATCTGCAAGAATAGCTCTCATTGCATTGTTAATGTTAGAAGGTAACATACCTTCAGCAATACTAATGCCTCCTACTGAGGAATTATTACCTGCTGTTGTGCTATAATCTTTTATACCTGCCATTTAGTCTCCCATGAACCAAGAAAACGCTTTATTGCTTTCTGTATTTTTTTCGTTAATTAATGTGTTTAATGCTTCTTCAATTTGTCTTTGAAAAAATTCTTGAGTTTCAAAACTATATCGAACATTGTCTATATCTGTAATATCTGTCATCTTACTCCTGCTCTACTTGCAACAAGATCAACGCCCTGTGCGTGATTAAATGTAGTACCACTTGGTACTTTAACATTTGCTCTAATATATCTTCCTGATTTTCTAACTGGATTTATTCCAGAAGTAACCATAGAAGATGAACTAGATTCTGTTTCACTATCAGCTAGTCTTTCTCTCGATTTTAAAGTTACTGTAGCTGCTGCATCTACAATAGGTCTTATTCCTGTAATATTAGCTCTTAATCCAGGGAATGGTTCTATTTCAGAAGTTTCTACTTCACATTCATTATTGTTACCTGAAAAAATTGCTGCTTTATAATCTGAGTCAATTGCTCCTAAAAGCATTTGTCCACCAGACCAAAAATCTGTATCAAGTGCTGCGTTAATATTCTCTAAACTTTGAGATATAATATCCATTAATTCAACTGTATAAGCACCTACAAATTGTGAAAAAATTGTACTGGCATTAGCTGTTGCTAAAGACCATTTTTTTGTAGCGTAGTTATATATAATGATTTTATCACAAATCCCTGTAGTGTTGGAAGTGTTGTCAACGCTAGGGTACAACCACATTGCTAACTGATTAAAAGGATCTACAGCTGCACATATTCTATCAGCAAAAGCCTTGTTTAAATTAAGATCAAAAAATCTATTAACTTTTTCTACTCCTATTGGTAGAACAGTATCACCATTAATTTGGTAAAATCCATCATCTGCATAGAAGAATACTTGTCTATTATCTTGGCAAACTGATCTTCCATAAACAGCTCCTCTATTAGGAGATATAACAGATAATCTAAATACTGTATTACCACCAACATAATCCATACGAATTATTTGGTTTTGTCTAAATACATATCCAATCTCTCCAGATGTAATTGCTACAACTTGTCCACCAGATCCTGGAAGATCTTGGTAATCAGATTGTTTACCTGACCAAGTAGCAAGGTCATTAATACCTGACCATTGGATTCTATTTGTATTATTTGTAATATTTCCTACTACGAAAAAATCTCGAACAACTCCTGAAACTCTAAACACAGGTAATGTACCTGCTGTAACTATTGTACTAAGATTTGCAAAGTTAGTAGATGTACCCATTAAATAATATTGAGGTGCATCAACTCCATTACTTGCAACAACATATTCACCAAATTGTGTAAATGTTGTAAAGTCATCATTAGCAGCAGTTAAACTAGATTTTCTAGAAGTAAAAGCTCCTGAAGCTAATTGATATATATCTGTTTTAGTTGCAACAAAGTTAAATACTGAATTAGAGTTATCTCTAAAAGATCCTGCTCCTGTAGAATTTTTACCTATATTGTTTGAACTATAAGCAACTAAAGAAGGAAATCTTTTATAACTCTTTTGAGCATGATAAACATTACTTGCTACATTAGCTCCTGGATTTAAATGTTCTGGTTGATCAGGTAGCCATTCTCCAAAAGGTATCTGCATTATCTATTCCTGTAAAATGATAGATCCGTTTGAACATCTGTTCTTTGTGTAACAGGTGCTCCACCATATGAATCTTGTTTATCGTTATTCTCACATCTTTCTAAAGCTGCGATATACATTTGTAACCAATTTTGTTTTTGATCTGGATCCATACCACCTAAAAAATTAGCAGCATGATATAAACTTCCATACAAATAAATGTTTGGATGTGTACTTAAGATATAGTTACTTGTGTTAGAATCACTAAGAGCTGCGATAGCTTTATAGTAAGATAAATAGCCAGTATAGCTAGTATCAGGGCTTGGCCCAAACCTAAATTGTTCCGTTTCATTGTCTGCCTCAATTGTGTAAGCTCTAGGTCTTCCAGTTCTAGAACCACCTCTTGTTTCAAATAAATTACTCGGAGTTAAATATTCTAATGGATATTTGTTTCCTGATAATATGTAAAATGATCTAACAGATATAAATCCTGTAGGTACAGTTACAGTTTCAGCATTAATAGTAACAGTATCTATCTGTTCCATTTGTCTTATTCTTAACTTAGCATTAAAATCTGCTTCGGTTAATTTTATAAAATCATCTGCAATTTCTGATGTAAGATCAGATCTATTAAGCCAATTAGCTATTGATGTTTTTAATTCTGCGTATGTTGATAATGCCATTTAACAAGCCCACTTTCTTAATGATTTGTTTATTCTACTATTAGGATCTCTAGCTGTTTTAGCTGAAGTTAATTTTCTTTTCATTCCTTTCATTCTTGCACAAAATGATTTTCGTCTAGCACTTGTTTTAGATTTTGTAGGTGCTTTTAAAGTTCCACCTTTATAACTAGCTCTGCCTTTAGCATTTAATCCACCTGATGGTGATTTACCTTCTTTTCTTTGCCATGCTGGTGTTTTAGCCATTATAAGTTTCCTTCAGATGTTTTAAAGTATCTAAATTCATTACTATTAAGTTTTTGTTTTAATATTGTTTGTTGAGTCTCTGTAGGTAAAGCCCACCAATTACGAGTGCCATTAAATTCTTTGCACCAAATTTGTAACATAATTGGAGGAATACTTGCTACTCTCTTCATCTCTCTAGAT